TCCGGCTCGAGCAGTTCGCCGGTATGGGCCAGCCACTTGGGGAAGGCGGGATCACGCGACAGGATGCCAGCCATGCGCACCCAGTCTGTCGAGTGTTCTTGCTCTCGCTTCATGGGCTTGTCTTCGCCATCGAGCCTGACCATGACGACCTGATAGCGTGAGCCAACGAAGTCGCGCATGAGGTCAGCCGGCAGTTCGTCGGGATGAATCCTGAGAGTCAGGACCATCCCTTCTTTGTCCTGCTTCATGGCGATCTTCTGCGCCTCAAAGTTTGGGTAGGGTGACATAGTTATTCCTTTGACTTTCGAGCTCTGATTTCTGCCGCAATAGCAAGCGTTCCAAAACCCTCAATACCACGTAGCTCGACAAGTTCGGCGCACGTATCGAGCTCGGCATTTACTGCGGCGTTGACCAGCTTCAAAACCTCATGGTCACAGTTCACCAACGGGACAAACGCCACGCGATTTAATTCCAACTTGTGGAACAGCAGGTTGTATTCTTCTCGGTTCACATCTTCACCTCATTCCTAGAAGGGAACGTCGTCGTCCATGACGTCAAAGCCTTTTGGCGCTGGCGCTGGTGCTCGACGCGGTTGCTCTTCGCTCTGCTCTTTAGCCCCGCCTTGCAGCATGACGTCTGTCACACGGATGTCCATAGAGACGCGATCCTTGCCGTTCTTGTCGGTGTACTCGCGCTGGCTTACCTTGCCCGCTACCGTGACCTTGCCGCCCTTGGCAACGAACGGCGCGAGAGACTCGGCACGTTTACCAAACAGACTGCAGTTCCACCAGATGGTTGGCTTGTCACGGCCCTCTGAGTCTGCGACCGAGAAGGTCAGGATAGGGTCTCCGCTTTGGAGGAACTTCAGTTCGGCGTTCCCCACTGTGCCGGCGATGGTGATGCTGTTCATTCTGCTTCCTTAAAAGATTCTTTCTTCTCTTTGAACAAGGCCATCATCTGGTCGTACTGTTCTTTGGCGTCGGCCTTCATGCGGTCAAAGATGTTGCGGTTGACCTTGAAGATCGACATGACTTGCTCAGAACTTTCGGTCTGCTCAAGGGCCAGCTTGGTTGCCTCAATGACGATCTCCGCCCATGAGCCGATGTCCGTGCCGGGGTCTGCCGTAACCGACAGTTGCCATGGGCCTTCCTTACCTTCCATCTTTGGCGGGGCGGCAGCGCTGCCAGTCTCGGCCTTGGCCTTGGGGGCGGGCTTGTCCACCTTGGTTGGCAGTTCTTCCAGTGGCAGGTCTTCACCGGCATAGATTTGGATGCCAAGGCCGTGGCAAGCAATCGCCTTGACCAAGCAACGCATCATGTTCTTGTTGACCTCGAACGCGTTGGGATTCTTGATTGCCTGATTGCGGTGGTCCATGACGGGCAAGTGCATGGTCATGGGCTTACCAAAGGCTGTCACGGTGCAGGACACCATCATGGTCTCGCCGAACATGACGGGCTCGTTGAACACCCAGTTGGCTTGCTGGTCGTGGCGCATGAGCTGATCCACGGCGAAGGGCCAAGACAGGTACGACAAGTTCTGTTTCTTCTCAACGTACTTGCTGACGTCGATCTTGGCAAGGGCCGAGTAGTTGTTCTCACTCATGCAGATTCTCCGGCGAGGTTGATCTCTTCAGGGGTGGCGTTGAGAACTTCCTTGACCTTGTTGCCATGGCTGATCTCGAAGACGATGTCGTCCTGCGAAGCGACGCGGACTTTGAACATCTCTTTGGCGATCAAGGCGACCGCTTGCTGAGGCGTGTTGGCGCGGACGAGGTGGTTGCCGTTGTCGGGCGAGGAAACGTGATAGATGCGGGACATAACTTACTCCTTGGGTTGAGATTGATTGAGGAACTGGCGATACTGATTGCAGTACTTACTGACTTGGCAGTAGTTTGCACATCGAGTGCGCTCGCCGGGGCGCTCTACGATTTGGTACTTGGTGTAGTCCTTGATCTCGGCCCACGACTTCTCAGCTTCTTCCTTGCTGGGGTGGACTGACTTGGCGCGGACTCCGCCGTCTTTCATGATGGCGTAGGTTGTTTTCTTCTCCCACATATCCTTGGATGTGCATTCGGGCAACTCTTCGTCCGTCTCTTCTGCGAACGTAGCGTCCGAGTGCGCGGTGATGCGGTCGCGGACGAACTGCTCACGTTGGGCAAACGGCCACAGCGGGATGTCGATAACCACGATGGGGGCTTTGGGGTAGCCCTCCTTGTACGCAGCCTCACGGCCAGACCAGTCGCGCACGATGGCCACGATCTGAATCTTGGTCACGGGCACCTTCTTATGCGCCTCCACCAGATAGGCGTAGATGTTGAGCTGCTCTTCCCAATCCATCGACCCGGCCATCACCTTGTAGGCAGAGGTGGTCTTGTAATCGGAAATCTCAATGCCGTCTGGTGTCACGACCTGCAAGTCGATCGCACCGCTGATGTGCCAGCCGTCGACGTTGGCGTGAAGGCGCTGCTCAATAACGTGGTTGTCGTCCTTGCCATGCTCGAGCACTTGATGGATGGCCGTGCCGAACAAGCTCCACACCATCTCGCTGGCATCCTGCTCTAGCTGATCCCAGTGACGGCGCTTGAGCTGGACAATCCGAGGACTGCCAAGCAGCTCTGTCACGGACATGTTTGCGCCCTCTTTTGTGTATGTCGGGCGATGCACGGCGTTTACAATGGTCTGAGGTAGACCGTAGTTGTTTGTGATCTTCATGGGTTCTCCTACGTGTTATATTGGTGTTCATGTTATCAGATAGGTTGGCTGTCTGCCAATTGATTTTTCCTATCAAGAATCGGGAGTCGATAGCCATGCGCAGAGCTGCAAGACGCGATGTCAACGAGGACGAGGTGGTTGATGCGTTGCGATCACGCGGCGTCTTCGTTAAGAAAATCAATGACGGCGGGACTTTCGACCTGCTGTGTTACCACCGTGGCAAGACGGTGCTCCTTGAGGTGAAGGATGGAAACAAGCCCCCGTCCGCCCGCAAGCTCAGCGATGCTGAGCAGAAGTTCCATGAGGACTGGCCGGGGGACAACTTGCACGTCGTGACTTCTGCTGAGGATGCGATCACGAAGTTCGACTGGTAGAGCGCAACGCTTTGCCCAGCTCCTGACTGGCCTTGAACAGTCCGACCTCTTGGTGCATGTCGTTGAAGTCCTGTCCCAAAGTGGGCGGCATCCAGAACGGCTTGCCTGACTTCTTGGCCATGCGCTCACCTGTCTGTGACTCGTCGTTGTCCGCCACGATAAAGCAGTCGGCCAAGCCCTGACTGACGTGCAGCAGGTTCTGTACAGAGAAGCAGACGTGGATCGTGTAGCGCATCTTCAGGGCCTTCATGGCCGCTCGAACCGACAGCGCGGTGGCATACCCTTCGGTCAGGACGTGTGGCCCCTTGTTGTCGAAAACGAACTCAGCGCCCTTGGTTCTCTGGCCGTACAAGAACTTCTTCTCGCCATCCTCTGAGATGACCTGTGCACCCACCAGTTGAGAGCCGATCCGCATGGGGATGATCAGGTAGCCCAGAGTCTCCTTGACGTAGACGTTACCCGGCTCCTCCTCGAACCCCTTGCGCTTGAGATAGGGGTGCATGGCCCGCTGGCAGTTGTCCAAGATGCCGGCCGCTTTGTTGGCTGCTTGCTTCTGCAATGCCAGTCGCTTGTCGTCCGCTTGCTTGGCCAGCTTGGCAATCTTCTCCGGGTCCAGTCCCTTGGGTGGTTGGCCATGCCAGACGATCACGTCCTCGTCGACCGCCCAGTTCTGGATGAAGGCCACGTCGCCCATCCACTTGATCGCCCCATTCCTCTTGCCCGGATTGTCGACCGTGGACACGCGCTTCCAAACGCCCAGAGGCGGCAGGTTATCCAGCATCAGGCCGTGAGCCCGTGCGAAGCTGATCAGATCGCTCATGTCGTGATGCCTTTTTGTTTGCCCTTGAGGTAGGCGATGACTCTGGACTTGACGAACTTCTCAAACTTCATGTCCGGTGGAATTGGCATATCGACCAGACCCTTGGGCCATACGCCGAACTTGTCCTTGTAGAGGTGGGCTGCTCGGCCGGGATGCCAGCCGCTGACCTTGACCTTGAACTGGCACATCGACCAGAAGGCTTGCTTGTCGTCCTTCTTGGCCTTGGCCGATAGCTCTTCAATGATCCCCGGCATCTCCGACATCAGGCTGCGGCGCTGACGGGTGTGGCCGCAGTTGGTGCAGCTATCCGACCCTATGGGCCAGAGCGCCGAGCACTTGGGGCACTTGGCCTGCTCCTTCTGGTCCGTGGTCTTTTCCTTGCGGGTCTTGGTGTCCTTGTCTGACTCAAGTTCCTTGGTGCCCTCTTCGTAAATCTGGTCCCAGTCCTCAATGAACCGCAGCCAGTTGCCGGCATGGTCTTGGATCAAGCATAACTTCTTCTCCGAGTGTGGTCTGGCACCACGACCAACCATCTGGACGTGCATCGAGAACGCCTTGCGCAGAGGCTTGGCAATGATGATGTGCTCCACGTCTGTCTGGTCAAAGCCACGGGTCAGGATGTCCGAGCTGATCACGATCTTGATGTCCGTGTCAGGGCGGGCAAAGTCCTGCAAGACCTGCTCTTTGTACTCATCTGTGTCCTTGTAGCTGATCTGAACGGCGTTGATGCCCTGCTCTTGGAAGCGCTGGACAAGCAGCTCGCCATGGGCAACACCGGCCGAGAAGCAGATAGTCTTTCGCGGGCCACCGAACACCTCTTGGCTGATGCGCATGTAGTCGGCGACCACGTCACCCACGATCTGCAGGCCGCGCTTCTCTGTCTCGTCCTTCTGCCATTCCCCGGCCACGACCTTGACGCCTTCCATGTCGATCTCTTTGGCAACGAACACGCGGAAGGGGACGAGGAATTTCTCGTCGACCAGTTGCTTCATCGTCACCACGTTGGTCACACTGGTGAAGTACTTGGCCATGTCGGCATGGAATGGGGTGGCCGTCAGTCCAATGACGCGCACGTCGGGGTTGTTGGTCAGGAACTTCTTCAGGCTCTTCCTCATGACGGCGTGAATCTCGTCGACCATGATGAAGTCCAGCTTTGGCCAAGCCTCCATGCGCTCCAGTGTTTGGATGGATGCGACTTGCACACTTGCGTCTGGCCGATAGCGCCAGTGCCCCGCCATGTAGACGCCGTGATCAACGTCGTGCTTGTCCAAGTGACGCGAGAACTGGTCAACCAGAACCCGTCGGTCACAGATGAACATGACACGCGACCCCTTTTTGATTGCTGAGTCCAACATGGTCAGCGCGATGATGGACTTTCCAGCCCCTGTTGCGGCGGCTAGGACGATGTGCTTGTGCCCATCGCGGAAAGCCTGACGCAGACCCTCAATAGAGTCCTTCTGGTACTGCCGTAAGTGCAGCATGGTGTTCTCCTAAACTACCGGGACACAGGCCACCCGGCGTTGGCCGTTTCTTATGCAGCTTTTTTGAGCTGGTTCTGATACATCTTGACTTGCTTCTTGAGCTCCGCACACTCTCGCTGGAACTGGTCACGGGACCGCTTCACGGCATCGAGTTCGAGGGTCAGGTTCTTGACTGTGGCCCGCAGCTCTTCAATCGTTTCCTGTGCAAGCTCCTTCTCTTCCTCGGTCGCATCCATGGCGGCTACGGCCAAGCGGTCTTTGAGCTGCTCGTTCTCGGCCAAAACCTCCTGAACCATGTCATCCTCTGGCAGAACTGCCAGCTTGAGGGGTGGCTCCTCCTTGACCGGGGGTTCTGCTAGTGGTGCCTCGATCACGTTCTTGAGCTTGACCGGCTTTGCCTTCTTGGGAATGCCCTTGCGCTCGGCGATCATGTCGCTGACAAGGGTGTGGCTCACGTCACACATACGGGCAATCTCTCGGGCGGGTAGGCTACCCCACTCGCGGTCATCCAAGGCGGTTGTCACCGACTTTCTCTTGTCGGCGTTGGTTCGTCGCAAGCCATGCGTTGAGTTGGCACTAAGGCTGAACTTGATGGCATCGCGCTTGGTTCCGTGTCTCAGGTCGGCGTCAATATACTCGCGGCCATCACGTTGATAGGCCATGACGCGGTGAAAGCCTTCGCCCAAGAAGTATTCCAGACCGTCAAAGAAAACAGTAACCGGCGGCAAGTCCTTGTCTTGGCTGGTTAGGAACTCGTAGTACTCCTGAACCAACCACTCCTCCAGCCTCACTCGGCTCTGCGTACCTGCGTCAGTACGGATGTCCTTGATTGGCAGTGTCTTGATGATCATGTGCCGCTCCGAGAAATGGTCCAGCCCAGCAGGAAGTAGCGCCACTTGGTTTGGATGTTGGGGCTTTCGTACCCCGCGCCCTTGCGCTTGAGCTCGATGCGACCTTTGGACAACATGATTGCCTCAAAGGATTTTCGGATGATGTCAGTGTTGGTCATTTTCTTTCTCCAGTTGAATGAGTAGGTCGATTTCGTGCTTGATCTTTTCGAGGTCTTCGAAACGGTTTGCTGCTGGCTTGTCGCGCCAGCGGGTGATGCGCTTGACGATACAGCCTTCAAGGAACCCCAAGCCGTTGGCGTGGATGTATTGAACGGGCTGTATCTTCTTGTCCTTGTAGTGGCTCCCTGCCACCTGCACGTCAAGTGCGGATGGCTGTGGGTTTCGTTCAAGATACTCGTCGATTATTTTGAAGTGTTCCGCAAATTGTTCTTTCATACACAGTCTCCAAGTGCGGGTGGCGCGTAGTTGGGGCCTTTCAAAACCTTGCCGTCCTGATCGAAGTACGGCTGGCCCTCGGGTGAGAACTTGCTCCAGTTGGAGGTGTTCACGATGTTGATGGCTCTGGAGATGTCCATGTTTGCACAGTGCCCCACACCCACCGCAGTCACCACTTGGTCTGCCAAGGAGTCAACCATGTCGCGGCAGTTGGCAATGCTTGCGGTGATGCGGCCACTCTTCAGGCCGTCCGAGAAGTCCTTCAGTTGTTGGTAGATCATGGAGTTCTTGCCGGGCATCTCTACGCCTGTGCCGTTCTTGTGTGAGAAGCGCAGGGCTTCGATCATCTCCACGATTTCTTCGAGGTGACAGCCGAGTTGGACGTTGAAGTTCTGCTCAGTTGGATTGGGGCGGGCACGGCTGTGCCAGAGGGTAATGGACTCGATTGACATAGGGTTTCCTGTTGGTTGATGAATAAGGCTAAGCGGTTGATGCGCTCTTCGTGATAGTTGGCCATGTGGTGTGCATACTCTTGGGCGCTTTGTGCCTTGAGCAGCTCCCGTTTGGCATGCATCAGCTCCTCCTCGGCCAGTTCCAGTGGCGTCGGCGGTTGCAGCATGCGGATGAAATCGGCGAAAAAGATTCTTAGCATGGTCTGTCATTTTGCCTTGGGTTTGAAGCGGGTGTCTTTGGTCTTGGCTCGGTGGGCCTGACCCGCCTTGGATGCCTTGATGGATTGCTCTTGGTCTTTGATCATCTTCTCGCTCTTGCCAAACGGACTACCCTCTCGGATGTTGAATGCGTTGGGCAATGGCCAGACTCGTTCGTCGATATTCATTTCTGTACCTCGTTGTGAATCTCAGTTCGTATGGCGTTGGCCCGTGAGATGTAAACGGGGTGTACCCGCCGGTTTAGCACTTGCGCCTCGTCCAA